TCTTAGTTTAACAGACACTATAGGTGGATTTACTATTTTACCTGTTTCTTTATAATCAGGTAAAACACATGCTTCTAACTCGTTTATTAATTTGTCAACAACATCTGTTTCATTTGGGTTAAATTCATTCATAAGGTCTCTGTGTAATGAAAATGACAATTGTACTGTTCTTGGGCCAGAACTTTGATATGAATAAATAGGAGCACTTCTGCTTAACGGTGTGCTTTGAGCCCAATTTGCAGACATACTATCTGTTATTGAATCAGGGTCTACTGGAATATATATGCCATGTTTTAAATGATGAAAATATATCCAATTAGTTTTTGGGGTTTTTAATTTTTCTTTTACACTTGAAGGAGGATTTTTAAAATTAAATCTTATTGCCATATTCTATCCTTATAAATTTGTTTTTCAATGTCCTTTGTAACATACCCAATATTATCCTGAATAACATTCTTATTATTATTGTTTATAAAATCTGAAATTATTTGTCTATATCTTGATACCCAATAGTTAGGATAATTATCAGTCATGTCGTTTGTATATGGGACATATTTTTTAAACATTTCTATAGACAGTCTATCAAAATCATTATTTATCGTATCTAATACTGATATTGCGTTCCATAATAAGAATTCAATTAGGGCAGGAGAAAATGGCCTTGGTTCAACAGAGGTAATAGTCATTAAATTTAAATCATGTGTGTAAAAATCATCATATAAAAAATCTGGTAAATTGTTTATTCTTGTATAATCTACTATTTTTTGAGCTTCTAATGCTGTGTAATCTCCTTCTAAAACTACTATGTTTTGATTAAATACTTTTGGCACTTGAATCAGTAGATATAAATGATCTTCTACCTCATCAAATCTAGAACACATTTCATCAGTTATTTCATATGATGCATTTATAGGGGTAGGCAACTTTTCACTTTCGACTTTTTCATAATAATCATTACCCTCAATAAACTGGTCAGAAACATCTGCTTTTATAAATTTACCATATTCATTTTTTGTATAGTAAATTTTATTTTCTACAGTGGTTTCATCTTCAGTTATAAAATAACCATCTTTGTTATTTGGAAAATTATATATAGTATATTTTTTTACTTCAGGTTTATTATCAAATCTTAATTTAATAGGTTTACCAAAGGATAGGTTAGAATAAGATTTTATTTTATCATTTGCATGTAAAGAAATATATTGATTTGTTACATCAACGCCATTTCCATAGGGAGTATTATTCTGTTTCAATAAATTATTGTATCTTAAAAAAGCTGGTGCAAATGTAGTTATACCTAAATTTTCAATACAAATTGTATAGTCCTGATTAAATCTTATTGGTATTTTATAAATTTTAGTATTGTTATCAAATGAAGTTTTTATTATATTATTATTTTTTATTAAATGATTTTCTAAAAATTGATTACTAAAACAATTATATAAAGGCATTAAATTAAGACCATACATATCCCTTAAATTTCTAAGATATTGCCCAAGTCTTTCATGAGTTTTATAATCATAACCTTCAGCATTAGGTACATAACAAGTAGATAATTTACCATCTTTTTCCCCAAAATGGTATTCATCTAATACATCCCAAAGGGCAATAGGTGAATTTTTTAAATAATCACCACCACCTACATAGCCACTTTTTTTACACTTTATGATATTACACCTTAAAATATATATTCTATCTTTACAAATGTAATCACCTTCTCTAACAGATCTCATAAGTGGTAAATATGTAGTAGAAAGTAGATTTTTTATAAAATTTGAATATGTAGTAATTTTGTTAAATTGTTGAGACATAATTTATCCTATTTACATTAACCTTTAGAAGCTGTCATACCCTTTAGAATGCCTTTAGCATCAGTAGCTACATTAGATCCAACTTTTCCATTTTTTCCAGTACTGCTTGGTTCTTTATCTACATCATAATCAAATAATTTATTTTTAGCTTTTTTACTCTTGAATACATCAGTCATTGATTCTTCATCAGCAAATATTGAAGCAAATGATCTAAGAACTTCATTAGACATACCTTGTAAAGAAACAGCAATTGCTAAATGTTCTTTATTACTAGCATTTTGCATAAAAGTTTTTTCTAATTCTTTTAGTATTGATAATATTGGATCTTCTTTATCAAACTCCTCTTCAACCATTTCATCTTTTATTTCTTTATCTTCTGCAAATTTCGTGTATTTATTACTTTCTCTATCAAATGACTTAAAGGTTTTAAAAGAAGTTTCTTTCTCTTCTTCAGATGACCCATTATAAGTTTTAGTATCATAATCTGATGATTTTATTTTCACTGTATTATATAATTTTTCAACAGTGTTTTTGTCTTTCTTTTCATTGTTAGCAATAGAATCTCCAACCGTGGAAGCAAGATCTTTAACAACACTTATCATAGGTAGTATAGTGCTACCAAACATTGATACTGCACCTGCACCTTTTATTAATTTTCCAGCAGCACCAACTACTGGCATTTGTTCTACTGCTTCTCCTATTTTATAAGCTACTTGCCCACCTTTAAATGCTATATAATTTGCAGTATCATCAGCAATTCTAGTACCAAAATCAAACTGAATATTAGATATTAAATTATCAATTTTTTCAGAAATGGTCGTATATGCATTATCTCCTAAATTAGAAAGTCTGGTATTAACTTCTTTATTTATTGTAGATAATCCAAAATCATTTATAGCATTAATATTTTCTGCATTTATATTTCTAAAAGCATACATGTCTGTCATGGATAAACCAAACAAATTTGCGTATGCAGATTCTAACACATTATTAGAATTTGTTGTATCAGCTATTTTGTGTAGGTATGTAACCATACTCTTCATTAATTGATTAGTATTGTTAACAGTTAATCCCTCTTGCATTATAGATGCATAATCTAAACCAGCAGCATCCATAGCTAACAATGCAAGTTTTTGCATACCTGCATCTGAAGACATTGCAGCTATATTACCAGAACCCAAAGCATTTAACACATTAGATATTCTAGTAATGGTTTGTGAATCAACACCTTGTTCATACAGAGAGCCAAGCCAATTTTGAGCAGTGTATAAAAACTCATAATTTTTTGATTTACTAAGGTTATCAGTAATATTTGCTAATGCATCTTGTAAATTAGCATTTACAGAATCAAATAATTGATTTAAATATGAAGATTCACCAAATTGTTCATTTAAAGATTTTTGAATAATTGATTCTAAACCAAAGAATCTTTGAGTTGCTGCTTTTTCACCTAATAATACTAATCTTCTTAATGAAGCATTCTGTGCATCAAATTTAGGGACAGTTTTTCCAGCCACTGTGGATAATAATGCAGAAACTTCTACTCCCTGCCCTATACCTGATGTAGCGAGAGTTCTTATTTGTGATAAATAATCCTCTAATTTAAATAAAGTAGTTCCTACTCGTTTATTTGCTTTATTAAAGTATTCACCAAATAAATCAACTGATTTATCAGCAGCTTTCATGCCATACAAAGCAGCATTTATTGTCCCTTTATTGGCAGCTAAAAAGCTAGCACCTTCATTTACATAGCCATCAAGAACAGAGGTCATTTGATAAACAGCACTCATTATGCCATCTAACTTATTTGCTAAAATATCGGTTGCTAGTCCAGCCGCTCCAGCTTTAAAACGATCTAATTTACCAGCTGCACCTGCTGCTCCAGCTCCTGCAACATCATCAACATCCTCTGCACCAGACTTTTTAAAGAACCCAGAGAATTTTCCTAAAAAGTCTCCGAATGTGCCACCTTTTTCCTTAGTTTGTTTGGCTTCATCTTTTTCAGTATCTTCTATATCTTCTACATTTTTACTGATTTTCTTGAGTTCTTTAGCAAAATTAAGAAGTTGTTTATCACCCTTTTCTTTATTTTCTTTTGCCTTATCCTCACTAGGGATTAATAAATCTATAAAAGCACCTGTTGCTCCAAGAAAACCATTACCAAATACAGCTTTAGTAGCAGTTGAAAAATAGTCCTTACCAGCAAAGTCATATATTGATGGTTTATTAAAACTATTTAATTGACCTTTAGCTGCATTTATAGCATCAACATTTTCTTTATACTTAGCACTATTTTTATCTAAGGTTTCATTTTCTTTTTCTAGAGCTTTTATATGGTCTTCAACAAATTTTTTAGAATCTTCTAATTCTTTATTTCTTTTTGATTCATTGAGAATAATAACAGCTTGAGCTCTTTGTTCTTTCCCATAGGTACTTAAAAGTTCATTACGAGTTTCTAGATGAGATTTTTCTAAATCATCTAACTCATAAACGAGCTCCATGCCTTTTTTATATTCTTCATATGTGATTTTGCCAATTTTTAGTTCTTCATCCATCTGAAACAAGAGAGCATCTCTTTGCTCTCTTATGTTTTAAATGTATCCTGTTGTTTCTTTAAAGCTTCTGATGATTCATCTAAAGAACTTTTTCTTATATTCTTTATTTGAGTTTCAAGGCTAAGTTGCTCTTTTAAAGCTTTTATTTCTTTAGCTAACTCAGAATTTTCTTCCTTTAAATTTTTTATATGTTCTTTTATAAGTTTAGATTGTTTTTCAGGAATACTTTTTAATGATTCATCAATACTTTTTTCAACAGCTCTAGTATTAGTACTTCTTGGCATTACATTTCCTTAATAGATTTAATAGCAGATTCATGTGCTTTGTTTTTAGCTTCAATGTCTTTTGATATTAATTTAATGAGGACTTTCTTTTCAAATGGAGTTATGTCATCTATATCTTTATATGATGTATGAGTATATTTAGAAATATAATATCCTTCTTCAATCATGTTTTCCATGAGTTTAATTTTTAGATCATTGTCATCACTAGAAAACTGGAGGTCTAAAAAATGTTTCGTTGACGCGAAAGGGTACGATTATTTCCTCACCACAATTTTCACAAGTATGATATACAGATAAATCTAAACCAAATGAAGAATTTAATCTATCAATTGCTTTAATAATCACATTAGCGTCAGATAATGGTAAATCCCTTAACCACATTTCTCCAGTTATAGAATCAAAATCTTTACCGTCTTTTTTCACTATAGAAGTAAGCATAACATAAAGAATATCAGGGTTTTCTCTGTTATTCATTCTTCTTTTAGCCTGTTTTACACGTTTAGTTACAGTGTCTAACAATCTAGGTGTTTGCATAGTTAAATCTAATTCAACATCACTTTTTGGTAAATGAATATGAGTATATTCAGCAATATCATCAGTAAATTCTTTTACTTTTAATTCATCTAAATCTACTTGTATATTGTTTCTTGAACCACAAAATGGGCAAATACCAGTCATTTCATAGTCATTACCAAAAGTAACTTCTCTTAATCTATACATTAAAAATTGATAATCTGGTAAGCACATATCATAAGCAGAAATACCTACATCTGATTGAATACAATCATCAATAATATCAGCCATTAATTTTTGACTATCCTCATTAGCAGATAATCTTAGCATCTCATGCTTAGTTGTCATGCTTGATAAAATAACTTCTGGATTTACATCCTCTTCATAAATTTTTCCATGTGATGGTAAAATAAAAGTTTCAGCAATTTTTGATTCTGTCATTAATATCACCTCTTATTTAGTTATATCTAATTAATAAAAAAACAGGTAAGATTCACTTACCTGTTATTACTCATTTATAGTATAAGTGAATCTCAAATATAGTATTACATTAGTATTTACAATATATTATTTTATAAATAGTTATCTTTTAATACAATCAATTATTAGTTATCTGTTTGAGATTCAATAATTATTTTTTATTTTTACCATTAACTTTCTAAATCAGATATTCTTTTTTCCAAATCATCCATTGAAGATAACAAAATGTCAAATGTGTCTACCACACTTTTAGCCATTTCTTCTGCTTCTTGTTCTGTTCTGTTATGCCAAAATATATTTTTAAAAGTATTGTGTAAAGAGTCTCTAAATTGATTAATGTCAATTAATTCTTCATTTAAATTTTCATTTTTCTGATGTTTTGCTTTTGCTCTGGCTATAATATCATCAATTTCTTTTTGATTTTTATCAGCTTTTCCTTGAATTCTGTCTTTTACTCTTTGGTCACTTTGTTGGCTTTGTTTTAATTTTTTTCTATATTCATCAATTTCTTTTTCAATTTCATCATCTGACATTACAGTATATTCATCTGCCCTTCCTTGATTATAATCTCTATATTCTTTAGCGGTTTTATAGTCATCAGAATATGGACGATTGGCTTTACCCATTGCAGGTGTTTCATAAGGCTCGTTATTTACAGCTCTTCCTCTATAGGGTTGTGAATAATTGAAATCTGTTGGTTCTTTAGTTAAATAATTAGCAAAATCAACTTCATCATAAGAATCTCTATGTCGTGAATTTTTTGGATAACCATTCCGATTTCCTAGTTCCCAAGTCCTACTTTTATGATATTTACCTGGAGCAGTTGGGCCATACACTGTTTTTTCAGACCCCTTATACATTCTTTTGCCATTAGGTCCTATCCAATCACCGTCTTCATCTCTTGTAATGCCATATTTATCAAGAATTTCTTGTTCTTTTTTTGTAAGTCTTGCTTTACCTATTTTATTTTTTAGGATGGCATTTACTTCATCATTTTCTGGGTTGCGTGCTTCATTTAAAGAATCATTTACTTCATCTAATTCTTCAAATAATTCTGGATAAAATTCTTCAGCATCTTCTTTACTACCATACTGTTTAATTAATTCATCACATATAACAGATTTTTTTCCTTGAATATCTATATCAAATTCAAACCAGTCTTCATCAGGTTGATCTATATTTAGAACTTTAATGCCATTTTGTTCAAGTTTTTTAATACCAGCTTCTAATTCATCTTTGTCTACTGACCATTCTAAAGTAGTTTTTATTATATCATCATTGCCACTATTAACTTTTTCATTTAGCCCATATTTTCCATATAAACTTTCAACAATTCTACTCATATTATAATCCTTATAATTATAGCCATTTCTTGCCATAAAATTCTTTATCTAAAAAATTTCTCATGCCATTATACATTTCATCATATGCAAATTTTGCAGCATCTTTTAATTGAATAAAATCTTTATCACTTGGATCTATATCACATTCTGATTCACATTCATCATAAAATTTTTTAAATTCAATAACATATTTATTGTAATGGTTTATAATTTCTTTTGCCTCAGAATCAGTTAATCCTTCTCTCATAGACCACTCATCTATATCATTTTCAAAATCAGACAATAATATACTAGCTATGCTTTTTATTGTTCTACTGAATCTTTCATGAGGATAATTATCATTGTACACTTTTTTAAAAGCTAAACTAGTTAAATTTTGTATATCTTGTATAGAATACTTATTATTATATGAAATGTGTTTTTCTATAGCTTTTGCTGGGCTTTGTAATGACATTTCTCCTAAGGCCATTTCATTTAGATTATATTTTCCATATAAACTTTCAACAATTCTACTCATATATTTACCCCGATTATATTTACTATTAGCCCACTAAGTTGAAATAAGCATAATATTCACCAAAAAACCCATCATCTATGTCATCTATAATATCATAACTATAGTCAACTCCTCTACTGTCACACCAATTTACCCATGAGTTTAATTCATCTTCATCATGTGCAACATATTCACTATCATAATCACCATCAGGAGAAAATTCATCCTCAAAATCATAGATTACATCTTCTTCTATATCTTCTTTTAAATTATATTTTCCATATAAACTTTCTACTATTCTACTCATACCATTTAAGACCTTGTTCTACATTATACTTTAACTCATCAGGATTTTCTTTAAAATAAGCATCTATTTCATCAGGTTCCATTCCCATATCAACTGGGCCACATTGTCCATTCATTTCCCACCATAAATCTAATAATTCATCAAATGACATATCATCAACATTTTTATTATTAGCTTCAAGTGATTCATTGTAACCAGGCTGAACTACTAATAACCTACTTTTGATTTAGGAACCCTTAATTTTTCAATAGCTTTTAGTTTTGCATCATATAAACTATTTGCTTCATTTTTAGGGATTTCTATCCTTTTTCCTTGATAAATAGCTACCCAACCAGCAAAATCACCTTCTGGTTTTTCCCAGTTTTCATCAACATCTTTTGGTGATTTTTCTTTTATTTCATATTTATTAAGAGCATAAGTAGATAATATTTTATCTTTTATTAAAAAATATTCACCATTATCTTTTTCAATTATTTCTTCAATATCTATACCTTTTGGTACAGAACCAGGACCTATGCCATGTTTTGTAAAGTACCAAAATTCACCTGGCTTATCAAAAACTTCTTTTTGAGACTCCTCATTCAATGATTCATTTATATCTGGGTTTATTTCATTACACTTCTGTATATATTCATCACATACTGCAATAAGATTATAATAATCACCAGACATAGCACGTTCACGCATTTCATTTATTTCATCACGTAAACCACATTCTTTCATGCATCTAGCAGTATAACCAATTAATGAAAAAGCATTTCCATCTTTACCTACAAGTGAATACTCTTCATTTAATATATTGTTAAATTCAAATAATGCACTATTTGTTATTCCCATTTTTTATTCTTTCTTTTAAATGATTAATATTTTATTTCAATCATTCTTCATTTTCCAAACTATCTAAATCAAAACTTTGTTGTTCACCATCATCATTTAATTCTTTTTGAAAACGATATTCATTTCCAGGTTTAAATTGCCCACGTTTTCTGGCTTCAGTATTTGATTTATCAATAGTATCACTATCTGTTTCTAATTCATCTGTATCATCAATATCTGTAATATCAAGCTGTGTTTCTTCTTCCCAAGGCTTTTGATATATTGCAGGATAAATATATTTTTGATACATTCTTTCTTCATGTTCTTGCATATAATTTATATAATTATAAATAACAGAAGCAACTTTTATTAACCAAGAACTGTCTGTTAATGCAAGAGTTATATGTTTACAAGCAGGACCCATATCATTATTTTTATTAGTCCAATCAAATCTATTAGGTCTGTCTTCTGTTTTACCTACTATCAAATTATTTCTTGTAGCCCAATATCTATGTCTATAATGAAAATCTGCACAAGTGCAATTCATATAAACATCATCTCTATTAAAAGCTCTTGTTAATGCTTTTAATATCGCTTTTCTATCAAAAGTATTATCTACATTTAAAAAATTATGTAATTCATCTAATGTACCATAAAAAGATAGCCTAACTACATAATTGCTTGTTTCACCTTGAACATCAATGCTAACATCTAAAATATCATCTTTAAAAAATTTATTCATATCAATATTATTCATATGACTTACAGATGCTTTTATTTTAGATTTTAATCTTCTTTGGTATCTATTTTTGCCTTTGGCTTGATTATACCAAACGTAATTTCTACCTCGTTTTTGGTCAGATAATAATTTTGCTCTTTTGTCCTCTAATATTATATTCATTATTATTTATTATAATCTGTAAGTAAACCTTCATCACAAGACTAAGTCATTATTTTTACAAGTGACAATATTTTCTCTTAATCAAAAATACCATCTTTACCAATTTATTTTCCATTCACATTTTTCACTGCGAGGGCTGTACACAGATGCCCAATATCTATCACTATAATAATCGCTAACTAAATATAACATTCTCCCTTTATCAGGTTTAATCCTATCATAATATGAGACTTCAAATCCATTATTCTTTGAATACTGAAGGTATCTTATTAAATTATCTATAGTGCCATAAAGTTTTAACTCATAATCATTAGGATATCCAGTTTCTCTAAAATCTTTAATTTCAAGATCAAATTTTTTTGGCACCTCTTTATAGTCCTCAAGTTTCTTATGCTTTGTCCGCCAATCTACCATACAGGTTACTTTTGTATCACCAGGAGGTTGGTATTTTGGACCTTCATTTAATGATTCAGTTAATGATTCAGTCATTCTTTTTACAAGTGACATTGTTTTCTCCTTTTTAATATAATTACTAGTAGGGTATATTTCAACCCTACTAGTAAATTTATTATTCAATTAATCATAAATTGGATAAGCTCTATCAAATTGAATTGTTACAGAAATTTGTTTAGCGCTACCGCCACTATCAACTGAATAACCATCATCAGACATATCTGAAATCCAGCACCCTTCTATAATCCAAGTACGTACTATTTCTGTATAATCAGGTGTGTATTCAATTAAATTACAATTTCTTTTATAAGCTTTTTGTTGTCCAACTTTTTGTGTTAATGGGTCACCAGCAAGAGCTTGCCAAGCCATTAAAATATCTTTTGTTTGAGCACCTATGAAGTCATAACATTTAATGCTCCCTGAACCATAAGAAATAGGGCCAGCATATTTAACAGCAGTATTACCCCTTCTTACTTCAATTGCCTGTTGGCTATAATAAGGAATAGAAGCACTAGAAACAGATAATCTAATCATATCATTTGCGTCATTAAGCTTTTTACCTGTTTTATTTGCCCCGTAAGGAGTTAAAGTTTTAAAGTCAGCATCAGGGAGTACAAATTCGAAGTTATTACCTCTTTGTATTTCAAATAGATCTTTTTTAGCCGCAAAATGCATTGCGCCTTTATCTACTTCTTGTTCTCTTTGATTTCTTCTTGCCATTATCTATTACTCCTCATTTTCTGTCACAGATGTAGTGACTATATTAAATTCATCATTGTTTTCTAACATTACAGTTAATTCAAATACTTCAACAGAATTTATTGGTTGAATTCTTATAACAGCCATTACTTCATAAGCTGGAACAGCTCTACCGGTTTTTGGGTCAGTATATAATCTAGTAATAGTGTAGTCTGATAATATATAATCAGCTTGCATTGTATCAAGCAGTGGTGTTACTATTGCTCTGAAGTTTAACCATAATATATCAGTATTTTGTTCAAATAATAGTCTTTGAGAAGCTTCAAATAATCTTTTCTTAATATCACAAACAACACTTCTAATATTGAGGAATGAAGAAGCTTGAGTACCATCACTATTATTCTTTAAAGTTCTATTTCCCCAAATACAATAACCATAATTTCTTATATATGTTATTGGATTTATACTTATTTTAATTCCAGATATATTATCCCCTGGTAATACCTGATAACTATCAGCTATGTTATTTGTTAATGGTTTTGTTGTGTGCAATTTTGTGCAATATGGAACTCTTCCACGAGTTACACCAGATACTGCTAACCATGGATTATAACTCTGGATTTGGCTAGCAAGTGCTGAAAGATATGCAAATGATGCTGGCATCATATTATTTAGTTTTGTATTTGAAGTATCATAAGCAATGATTGGGTCATCACATTCAAACCAAGGAGTAAACATAGCTCCAAAAGTTTCAATTTTTTTCTCATATGCAGTAGATCTAACAGAATTAATTACAGAAGTTTCATCATGAACAGTTAATGGTCTATCAGGATTATCTGTATGGTCAATAAGAGCAATTGAATCTTTTCTGTTACTAGCCATCATCATCATTGCTTCTGCTAAATTTGCTTTTTTGTATTCAAATACTGGATAACCACCACTAGTAATAAATTTAACAGCATAATCTCCCATACTATCAAAAGATGTCTCATCACTATATTCTGCATTTTCACCAACAGGGATTCCGCCAAATCTAGCAATTAAACCTGAATACATTGATTCAATTGTTATATCTTCTGTTGTTCTATTCATTTGTTCATAATATACAGGCATACCTCTTGAAAGTAATGCTAATGCATATCTATAACCTGGATCTGCATCTCCTGCAGCAAACATTGGAGATAAACCTTCTTCTTTTACAAAATATACAGTAGGATTACCCGCAGTATTTTTTATATAGGTATCAGTTGTTTTTATGTATTGGCTATCAGCTCCTAATACATACCAATTGTTAGTAGAAGGATTATAACTGCTTGAATAAGCATATGTATAGACATTATTATCTCCTGAGAAAATATCATTAACAAGTTCAACAACTTCAGCAGGTGTTTCTAGTTCAATTGTTTCCATCACTAGAGTGTTTTCAGCAGATCTTAACCCATAATATTTTATTCCATCATATACATCTTCTTCATCTATTTGATCTTCTACTAATTGAAAATAACTAGTTACACTGGCTACATCCGGGAAAGTATTAGTATCAGTTAACTGTGTAAATGTAAAATTACTGAAATTTGGAATAGCTTCAGCAGGGAAAAGAAGATTATCTTCCTTAGGAAGACCATCTACAATAGGTCCATCATAATAAAGCTGATCTTCTGCAAATTTAGGAACACTGTCACCAAAAACATTTACAAAATCATATTTATTAGTAACTAATACTGGAATTCTGTAATTTTCTGCAGTTGGTGAAGCAGAAAATCCTGGAACGTAAACAACGTCGTAAGAAGATAAACTTTCAACATTACTAGTATTGTCTTGTTCATTTATAATTATTCTATCCATTTAATTATATTCTCCATTAAAATTTTATATTTCATCCAAATTTTTATAATCTGGGAAATAAACATCATACTCTTGTTCATAAGTATCATCTAACACGATTTCAATTTCCGCGTTACGGAGTTTTCTTGTATCCCAAAGTCTAGCATTATCAACAGTTACATTAGCTGTTAACCTTGTAAAGTTACCCTCAACAAATCTTTCTGGTACATTTGAATTATCTTCAATGGAATCATCTAAAACAATTCTTGCAGTATGAACTAAATTTGCTTTAGGTATGGATATAGTAAACCCAGGATAGTTTATTATATTAAAAACTAGGTTACGCATAAGTAAATCAGCTTCTTTAGCATATCTTGCGTATACATCTAGTTGATAAGAAATTGAAATAGGAATTGCCCTTATAGCTTCAGTGTATTTAGGATGTATGTCATTTGTTTTTATATAATATTTTTCCCAAGTTGCAGTATGTATACTTTCTAATTTTATTTTATTTTCTATACAATACTCGCTCGCTTCATTATAGGTATTAAATTTTTTACCATCAGCCCAATAGCTTTTTGGTAATATAACATCCTCATTTAAGCCATTTTGTTCACAGAAATCTAATGCGTCTACATATGAATCGAAATCCTGGTCAGTAATAGAAAAACCATCATATGATAATGGTCTTTTTGAAGTTCCACCATCAGTTAGTGTATAACCTCTATCTCTTCTTATTGATATAATAGGAAGTTCTATTGGTTTATCTCCAGACTCATCTGCTATTACTTCAAATAAATTTCTAGTTTCATCAGTACCATACACATGAACATTTGAAGCCTGTGTCCAATATTTTATTTTTTTCAATAATGCTTCATCATAAATATATGTTGCCATAAACTAATATGCAACTCCTTTTAGTTTATATATTTCATATAAAAGATATAAATCTTTATTCAATTTCTTAATTTCATCAATAAGTATAGAATTCCCATGCACAGAAGAATTTCCAAAACTTATGAATCTTACTAAGGTTATCAACTTAATTGTTGTTTTAGGATAATTGATTATTGAATTTATTTCTATAGAATAATAATTAGATCTTTTAACAATAATCAAATTATCCAGTGCATATAAAATAACTTCTTTTGATAAAACTATGTCTTGGAATTGAAATAAATTATTCATTTCAATATCTAGTTTTGTAAAGTCATTACCCGGAAGTAGTAATAAAACCTCTCTTATTAATTTTTTTCTTATACTTTCAACAAATTCATATGAAAATCTTACATCAATCAATAAATTCATCTTCTTGTAACAACTCTACATCATAATCATCAATTATATATGCAGGACCATATTTCTCATCACTTAAAACAACTTCATCTTGACTATCATGACCAGAAATGGTTTTTTCAGAAAAACTATCAATATATTCAGGTATAATTTCACAAGCAATTGAAGCAGGATAGACAATGCTATTGGTTATCCTAATTACTCTAAATATTCTAGCTTTACCATTATCAAGGCCACTTGGGATAATAAATAAGGCCCCATTTTGTAATTTTGGTAAATCATAATCAACATGAATAATTGAAGAATTTTCTTGTAATTCAGATACCCAACCCATCTTCTTTAATGTTTGCTGAGTAGGATGTTCATCAAAAATACAACCAATCTTTATAGGTGGTTCATAATTAACATCTACTTCTGCCCATGAATTATATTTCTTTTCATTACCTTTAGGAGCTCTATATAATACATATATACCTAAAAGTTTAACCATTTCACGGAAGTATTGACGATTAATTTTTATTTCTTCATGTAATAATTTACCATATTTTTCATTCATTATTTATTCACTTTTACAGTTCCATTAACACGAACTGATTCATTTAATTCATTTTTAGTTACATAGTTATAAGCCATTTTTTCTGGTTTAATGCAACCTTCAACTAAAGAACAATTTAATTTAAATGTTTTCTTACCACGGCTTATTTGTCTGTTGTAACCTTCAAAAAGAACATTATTATTTTCTTTTCCTGTAGCTTCAAATATGAATGTTGTTCCCTTTGAAGCACCACTTTCAAATCTAATAACACCTTCAACAATTAATGAATCTTCAAATATTTTAGCATTAACTGTTTTGAAACCAACTACATTATCATAATGTTCTCTTAAATAAGACTCACCTAATTCATCGAAAGAATCTTCATCAAAATCAGTAACATCTATTTCTTCTGGTTCTTCTAAAGCTTCTACATCTTCATCATCTAATGCATCAACTTCTGAATTAAGTTCAATTTCCTGTTCCTCTGAATCATCAATAGGAGCAACAAATTCATCACCAGGTTCTAAATTTGTTTCCTCAGGAATTTCTTCCTCAGCATGTTCAATTTCAACTTCTTCTTCAACTGGAGATGTTTCAATGACAACACCACCATCTTCTTTTGTGGTCATTGTCATAGTTTCATCACCAGTTGTTACAGAAACATCTTGAATATCTTCTTTAAGAGGTGCTTCTCCGCACTCATCTAATTCTTTTTTATCATCACAATTTTCACAAGATTCATGTAAATCATCTGTTCCAGATAATTCAGTATTATCTTTACCACGGATTTCTTCTACACCTTCTTTGTCATCTCTATGGCGAAGTTCTGTAACACCTCTTAATTCTGGTTCACCATCAAGTTCAAATTCTTCCTGTACTTTTTCTGGTTCCCCACATTCATCTAGTTGTCTATCAAGCATATCAACAGATTTTTGGAATTCAGTATCTGATAAACTACCTTTATCAGCTTCTCTACCAAGCTCCTTTACTTGGTCAGCCCATTCAGAATCAGTAATAAGACCCTCATCTACAGGGACTTCAGTTTCAGCCATTTCCTCTTCAGATGGTATTTCTTCCATTTCATTATCATCTTCAGATTCAATCTCTTCTTCTTCAGTTTCCTCTGTATAAGGTTCTACTTGACCAATAATTGTATAACCTTCATTAGACATGCAATAAGGACACTCTAATTCGATATTAGCGTTTCCATCTTCATCTACAACAATTTCATCTTTATCAATGAATATATTGCTGTGGCAAACATTACAATCTAAAATTACCTTACCTACATAAGATTGTTTTAAATCTTCCTCTGCTTCTGCTTCTAAATCAATTATTGATAAATCAGAATCATCACCAACGACATCTAAAAAATCATGCATTTTTTCAGAACCAACATCATATATTGGCATTTCCTCACTAGTGATGAGTTCATCCTCTTCAACTAAAGCATTAAATTGTTTAAAAGCTTCAGTTATATAAGCATTTCTACTCATTAATTTAAACTCCTTATATTAGTCAATCGGATAAGTCAATTCTGAATTATCCAACAACATTTGTCTAATACTTTCTAATTCTTCTTTTCCTTCTTGAAGAATTGTATCACCATCCTGACTCCAAAGAGCATTAGATTGAACATACCTAGTTCTTATTCTACCTAATGTGACCTTTGTTTGAGCCAAAGACAATCTCATTAATATATCTATCCAATAATCAGATGTAACTTCACTTACATCTTTAAATACTGGTATATATTCTATTGTTATATAATGTGGAGTACCTTCTGATATATTTATATACAACTTATTAGTTGATTTATCAAATCTAAATAGTAAATCAGTAGAAGTAGTATTTCTTATTTGTTGGAGAGTTGTCCATGCTGTGTAGTTTTGAACTGCATCTTGAAAATAATTTAAATTACCCATACCACTAAGTAATTGCCATTGTGCAACTTGCATTGGGTCACTCATAGAAGAACCAGCATTAGTAGAATTACCACTTAAATCATCTGTTCTATAAACCATAATAACAGAATTAACATCTAACTGTTCACCATTTGTTTGTTCTGGGTCTGATAAATCAATACATGATTTATAGGGTATAGTAATAAGCTTACTACTTGTAATATATCTTTGTAATTCTCTTAGTGAACTTTTTATTACCCTATCAATAGTATTATCATCTAATTCTGTTTCAAGAAGGTCTCCTGTTAATTTTAATTTTATTTCATCTCTATAATCTGATAATACCATTTAAATTACAACCTTTATTTACCACTATTGTCATTTGAATCTGCATCAGGTTTTCTTGTGTCAGCCTCTTGTGCTGTTAAGAAAGCACTAATCATTTCAGTTTTAGACATACCCATTTCAACACTTGAATATTCTAATAGTGAAGCCATTTCAAAAATAGTAGATTTTGTCATAGCTTTTAATTCATCTTCAGTGAAAACTTTAATGAGTTCATCATCAGTTGTGTCTGAAGTACCTTTATCATCAACTAGTTCATCAATTTCATCATAAGCTGCATTTGGTGCAGGGATAATTGATTCACCATGAAGTGTAACTGTAACCTCTTCACCATTTTTTGTCATAATGCCACCAGGAGGCATATAAAAATATTTATCTTTTTCAAAATCAAATGAAGCACCATTAACTAATACTTCACTATCATTTGCTGATGGATTGGCATCTTTTGTACCAAATAATTTTCTTGTTTCACCATCTTTCTTTTCATAAATTAACATAGAATAATTCTCCTATATTTTATATTTACAATTAAAAATCTAAATAAACTTTTTTATATTTTCTTAATTTTTCTTCTAAATCTATTAAATTACTTTTAAGATTATCTTTATACCAACCATATTCCTCATATGATGTGCTGGTTAAATGAGAAATAAATTCATCACTATCTTCACCATATTGTGATTTATAAATCACTATTTTTCTTAACATATTTTTATAACATTCTAATGCACTGTTATATGTAACCAATGTACCATTTATATCTCTTCTAGTAGAATAATTGTTATCATCCCAACTTAATTCACTTAACATATCTTGTTGAATTGTTACAAAAGCTTTTTTAAGTCTCAATTCAAAATTTTCTAGTTCATTAGCATAATTTTTAGCATGTATTCTTTTTAATTCTTTGGCGTATTTTTCAGAAGAAGGCACAGGTTTAAATCCTGATTTATCATAGTTATCAGAATCATACCGTGGCATGTAAACACCCTTTTGTTTTTTATCTTTTATATTAGCATATGTATTCCCACTTTTACCTAACCAATCTCCCCATTCATCTCTTGAATCTTTTAGAGCTTTATAATCTTTCTTTTCAGGTTGATTAACATTAAAATAACAAAATGCATCAGCTTCAGTTTTAAGCATTTTAAATGGCATTGCACCAAAATTCTTTCCATAATAATCTGATTTAAATTCATTATATTTTTCAAGTACATTCACATCTTGAATATATACTTGACCATTAGGGAAATGCCATACACCAACATTTGGTAATTTCAATCTTTCATCTGTTTTTGAACTTGGTACTTCACCCTCTATAAATTCAATTGTTTCAAAATCAAAATCTTTTGATCTTAATATGCTATAAAGGTCTTTATAAGAATGCCTGTCACTATCTCTTGGGATTTTATAGTCATAAATATCTCCTTTTGGTTTTCCTTTATAATTAAAACCATCAAAGCTCTTAGCTAATCTATTTAATCTAGGTTTTAACCAATCAGGAGTTGAAGGAGACCAAGCTTCTTTTAATTTATATTTTTCATAAAGGTAATCTGTATTTATCTTTAAATGTTGTTTATACCATTCAATGTCTTCTTCAGAACATCTTAATTGTTTATCAATTGGTAAATCTTTCCTTGAATTGGTATATACAACTATATCATCAGGTGTTCCTTCAAATAAATTATGTGATAATTTAGTTACTGTTTCTGGTAACACCACTTGTTTGAGAGATGCACAATTTTGGAAAGCACCATTTCCAATTGAATTAACTGTTTTTGGTATTTTTATGCTTTTTATTCCAGTTTCAGCGAAAGCTTCCTTGCCAATACTTTCAACACCATCTTCAAAAGATACAGCTAATAAATTGGTTCTATTTTTAAAAGCACCATCTGCTATATGTCTAATATGAGAAGGAATTTTTATTCTTTCTAACCCTTTATATAATATAGTATTTGGTTCAATAGTATCTGTGTCAGAAAATAAATCTATATCATTTTCTAATATAAAAGCAAAAATTCTACTGCCAGAAAGTTCACCATCATCTCTTAATGCAGTCAATTTTTCTCTTATTCCTCTAGTATCATCTTTTATTAAAAGTGATTTTAATTCACGCCTAATATAATTTTTTTCTTCTGTTGTTAATGCTGTCATGTAACAAATTCCTATTTAAAATTTATATATCTTTGTTAATTTTTTACCCTTAAATACTCTAACTACTTGTTTTGAAACTGCACCACCTCTAAATAATAAAAACATTCCGCCATTAACTGTAACAGGGTTCATTGAATATATACCAGTATAACTGTCATAATAATCACCATCACTGTCAGTCATAATTACTACATTATCTGGTTTATAAGTTTTTATATGTTCTGCTACTTTATCAAAACATTCCCAACCATAACCATTAGCAGCATGACCAGGAGTAGTAGTTAACTTTTCTGCAAAGTAAAACAAATTAATGATAAGTTTTTTGCTTTTAACAAAAGTATTTAAAGTTGCTATTGCTTGTTCACCAATTTCAATATCATTAGCAGTCCAAGAACCAGATTGGTCAAAATATACATACAATTTAGGAATTGATGGATTTTTCTTTTGTGATTTTCCTGGTCGTATCAATCCTGTACCATCTGCTTTTTTATTGTATTTGGCCCAGTCTGATTTTTTAATCTTTTTGATTTCATTTTTAATTAATTTATTCAAATCTAAAATGAAATTATCAATACCTTGTTTCGCTTCATATTTTTCAGCTTCTTTTCTAGATGCTTTTTCAATTTCTCTTTTTTGTTTCCTACTAGCTCTTACTTTACGATCTGTTTCATCAAAAATTGCATCAGCTACAGATTTATCATTTAATAAATCACCAATTTCTTCTAATTTTGATTCTGCATCTGAACTATATGGATCTACATCTTCAAGTTCATCTAATTCTTTTTCAATTTCTGATTCACGTTCAGCATCTTGCTTTTCTAATTCTTTTTCATCATAATCATCAAACCAAGCTCTTCTTGGTGATTTATCATTTAATTCATCACCTGATCCATAATCATCTGAATCATCATCGGAATTGCTGGAATCTGACCTTTTATGAGGTCCTTCACTACCAGAATCAGATGAATTACCATCACCATGTTCAGAATTTGAAGAATCAGCTGAATTACCATCACCATGGTCAGAACTTGATTCTGAAGAATTTTCACCATTGTCAGAAGTATCACTTCCTCCTTCATCTGATGTACCCTCTGAATCATCATTTGAAGAGCTTTCTTTTGAACCACTTGAAGAACCAGGATTTTCTTCTGAATTTTCGTCAGGTGAAGTAGAAGATTTAGATGAAGAACCAGAACCATCACTTTCTGTGCCATCACCTTCTATGTCATCACCTTCTGTGCCATCACCAGGGTCATCATCACCAGTGTTATCACCTTCACTTGAAGAACCAGAATCATCATCACCACCATCATCTTCAGTTGATGATGTTTCTTTTTTTCGTTCTTTATCAGAATCAGGTGGTAAAAATTTATCTAAATTTAATTTTTTAAATAAATCTTTAAGTTGGTCTTGTTCTTTCATGAGTAAATCATACATATCTTCAATAGGTAAATCTACCCAATCAGGATGGTCATCTTCCGTAACAAGTCCTCTTATTTCATCAGTAGAATCTAAAAGTGGTCCAAGATTTCTTATTATTTCTTTATCTTCTTCCGTGTATCCTCTATTAGATATTTCATAATCACCAGCTATATTAAATATTTCATGAGTATTATTTAATTTTTTCTTTAATTCTTTTAATGAATTATCATCTAGTTCATCATAATTAAGATCAGAATTTTCAGCTAAATGTTTTAAAGCTCTATCAAAATGTTTCATGTACTCATGTAAAATTTCATGACGAATAAATAATGATAAAGCTTCTTTATCTTTTATAACTGGATTAATTAAAATCCTATATTGACCAGGAAGCATAGCAGCAGTAAAAATTTCACCAGGCCTTGGTCTATAAAAGTTTAAATCAAATTTTAAAAGTAAGCCAGCGTAAGTAACATATCCTTGAGAACGCATGAAATTTGCTATTACAGACCTAGTAGCTTTTTCTGTTTTAGTCATACTCATATTGTATCACCTTAGAGTTTTGAAGATAATTTATCCCACTTTGTTTCTTTTCCAAATATTGAATTTTCAGCATCATCATCAGATAAGAAACCATCTTTGTATCTTAAAGCATTGTTTGCTTTATCATCAATATCCGTGTAATGAGTTAATATTTGTTCAACCATATCTTTTTTATTGACATTACAAAAATCATTCCACTTATCTAAGAAATCTTTTTTTGTTCCATCACAAGCTCTTATTAATGCTGAAAAACCACGAGGTGACAATATTTTATTTTGTAAAATTTTATCTTCTCTTTCTGTTTCTCTTGCTTCTCTTTCATCATCAATGCTATCAAATTCAAATTCAGGTGATGATAAAATTGTATTAGCAAGTTTTATTTTACCTTGTGTGGCTATTAATTTTCTATGACTTCTATCATCTTTTCTTTTATTAAAACGAGCTTCATCAACTTTTAAATTATCTTCTAATTCTGCAATTAAATGTTTCTTATATTTTTGAACATCCGCATATACAGGAATCTGCCTAAATCTGTCTAATAAAGCATTATCAAATTGAGTTGTTCCTTCATATGTATCCTCATCAGCAGGATTAACAGCAGCTATAGTGAATAAAAATCCATCTAAAAATTTCATACCACCATCACTATAATTGTCAGGAACTTTATGATCTAAAATCAAAGTCAATAATGAACCAACAATTTCACTATCTGCTCTATTCAATTCATCTAAAAATAAAACTGAACCAGGTGTTTGTAAACTATCAAATTCTGTGTTAGTAAGCCTGGTCATTGAATTTTTGCGTTTACCTGTTTCATCAACTTCAGGGGCTACACCACCACCCATGTCTGTTTTATCAAATGATGAAGCATTTTTTGCAACCAAATTAACATTTCGTTGTTTAGCCCATTGATTAACAATAGAAGATTTACCAGTACCAGCACCACCAACTAAAAGGACATTAGCAGCAGCTCCAGCTGTTTTCCTACCATATTCAAGTGCATCAATAGCAACTTCTAAAGCTAAATCTAATGCTTTTGTAATATCATTTGGATTATCTACTGGGTCAAAATTTACTCTTTCAAGAATTTTTTCAACAATATCTTCTTCATTATCAGGAAGTTTTTCTAAAGTATCTTGAACTTCAGGGTCTTTTAATGCATCACTTTCTACTATTCTGATTTTCATTTATAATATCCTTTTAATAATTGTTGTTTTACTTCTTCTGGTGTACCACCTTTTTTCAAACATAATGTTTTTAATTCATGGTCATGTTTATTTATATGTTCTTCTGTTATATCAACATCTTCATCTAAATTACATAATTTCTTATATGTATCAATTCTTTCATTTACTTTGTTTTTATATGATTGTGAATATTCTGATTGAGAATCACATTCATTTATTTCTTCTGCATTTTCATTCAAATCAAAAGATTCAATGTATGACTGTTCTGGTAAATAATCTTCTATATTTACCCATTTTTCTTCTGTGATAATTTCTTTATTAATTTTTTTATTTTTATTTTTTGAAACACCAAAATCTTCATCACTCTCTAGAATCCTGTAGGCTTCCTTGAGTGATGAAGAAATATCAAAAATTTTTCTCATCTACATTCCTTTAATTAATTTAATGATTTATGTCCTCATAATTTTTTAATATAATAAGAATTATGTTCACCGTTTTCTTCATCAATTTTTTTGAATTCTTTGATTGTTAACTTAGCATCTCTTCTAAGCACAGTTTTGCAGATAAGTTTATCTGTCTTATCATCATATACACCATATGCAACTTTATCAGTATATACATAATATGGGTCTTCGTTCCTGCTTATTTTTTCTTCATTCAGACTTTCATAATCAAACAGAGCAAATTCATTGACATTTCTCATTTTGACCACACTTTCTTATATATATACTACATAGGTATAATTAATTTAGCATATTATATTACAATTATATTACAATTAAATACTTGCAATATACATGAAGAAATAGATTGACAGTAAAGATCCAAAAAACAATAATCCTTCTCCAAACATCCTGATATAATCAGCAATGCTACCAGGTCTAATTCTATACTTCTTCATTGCGAATACCTCCTTTTCACATTTATATTATAACATATGTGATTTGGTATTCAATACGCTTTTAATAAATTTTTTGTCAAAGGGATTTTTCCCTTACTCGCCACCCGCCGCAAGAGCGGAGCTTTCGTGCAGTGCGTCGACTCACTCTTTCCCTTTGACAATTGAATTGTCAAGAGTTTTTCAAAAGTTATTTCGCCCTTTTGAAAGTTGGTCTATTATCATTTTCTACTTAACCTTGGTATTTTGCCCGCGGTGCCGTTATTCTCGGCTCTCCCTCTTGACAATTATAGTATAAACAATTGATTGGATTTTGTCAATCACTTTTTGAAACTTTTTTAAATTTCTATATTTAAAGTATCTTTTAAATCCTTTAAGTTTTCTTCTGTTATTGTCTTATCATTTATAACAACTTCTTTTTGAGTATTTGTTATTTTATTTAAATAATCTTTTAATTCTTCTACAGTCATTTATTTCATACCTCTATGGTTCAATACTACTGGCTTTGATTCTATCACATGTAAATCTTTAATATAATATTTACATCTAGGATATTCATACACAGCATTTTTACAAGCTGGGTCAATATTATCTGAAGAATAACACTCTGGATTTATTTCATTATCAAAATCTGCAGTACAATTATCACATTTTTCAACTTTAGTTCTTCTATTAGCTTCTATTTCTTCTAGATCTTTAATATAATTTTGTGCATCATCAAAATTTGAATATGTTTTAATTATTTCTATGTTCGGTGGGTCATATTCATTTTTTAATGTTTCTCTAATCAATGCATATACAATCATTTATTTTCTTCACTTTCTATAAACCATTCTAAATATACTTTGGCTTTTTTAAAATCTTCCAACCCATTCTTTTTATTTGCTCTTAACAAATACTTAAGAATATTTCCATAACAATAATCTTTAAACCCATTACCAAGAATTGCTTTTATGATATCAATAGCTTCAACGTCAGGCAATACTTGATAATGATTAGGATGATTTACGTTATCAGACTTCATAATTTTATTTCCTCTTAACTTCTTTAATACTAATAAAATGATTAATGATTATAAGTAAAGTACAACTAATTATTATTTCTCCAAAAGTCATTTTATGAGTAAATGTACCATAGAGTATTCCAAATGCTATACCTATAGCCCAAATAAAATATAATAGTTCATCAATAAATTTCAAAATATATCCCCCTTCATTTACTTATTTTATCTGCAACTGAACTAGCTGCATAACTGTCTGGTTTAATAATGCAATTAAATCCAGTTGATGTTACCCAACCTGTTACGAATTTAATAAAATCTTTTGTTTTACCTCTTTGAGAATTACCAGCATCTACATGAATTGAAATAGGACAACTAGAATATAATTCTAGATATTTATTATCTTTCTCTAAAATTTCAATCAGTGATGTAGCAGCAATCAAAGATCTACTTGTTTCTTGTTCTAGTTTTTCTCTTATAGAATGTATATATGGTAGTTTCTCAACATAATTAAATGAAATTCCTCCTTTACCCTCTGCATAAATTACAATAACAGTAACCATTTTAGTTTCATGTGTATTGTGTGAATCACTACCAATGGCTATCTCTATTATATCACTTTCTTCTTTATGTTCATCATAAAACTTAACAAGTTTATCACAAACATCTTCAAAATGAAGTTCACCATAAGTTTCACTTCTAAAAATACTTTCTTTACTAATCATATATAAACCTCTTTATATTAGTATTCATATAATATTACAAACAAATTTCCTCATTTCCGTACCTGTTATAAAGAGTTGAATCAATAACACAAACGATAGCAGACATTTTATCCATAAGTGTTAACTTCAATTTATAATCATTTTCATCATTATTGATTTTAGCAGAATACCACATAACAAGAATATCTCTAAGATTAAACATTTGAAGTTTATTCATTTTATTTAAACAGAGATGTTTACTGATAAAATCAATTTCTTTTACAGAAACAATATGTTTTCTTTCCGGTGTGTAGATTTCATCCAATTCTCTAATCATTTCCAGGTTAGTTTTCATATTACCTATACCTCCTTAAACCATTCATTATATTCATTTACTGAACAATAACCTGCCATCGAAGAAAACAATTTACTTAGTTTATTCAACTTAATTATATCATCATTTACACAAAGAACTGCAGAATATGGATAAATTTCTACTTTAGTTTCTAACACATCACTAAACATTTTATATCCAGCTTCAGTTAAATCAATTGGTCCACAAAAGGCAATATAAATTCTTTCATCAAAATCATCACAAACATCTATGTCTATTTCTTTTGTCATAAGTTCTTTTACAGTTAAAGTTTCCATGTTATTCCCTCCTTATACAGTAACAGGTTTAACAAACCATTCCTTATATTCAGGGTCATAATATTCTTCTGCATAACCTCTAAAAATAACTCTCCCAGTTGGTTTATAACCATTATATCTTACTGTGTCAAAATAATCATAGAAAAGATTGTTGATATATTCTTCTGGAGTTGTGTGAATATATGTAGCACTCATATATTCAATATTACCAGATTCATCAGCAACTTCAAAGTTAAAACCTCCGACCAGACCATGAATAGGTCCTTTATAAATTTCATCAGGAATTTCCCAGCCACTTTTGGATTCACTGTTTTTAATGATTTCAAAAGTAATCATTTAACTACACCTCCTTTATTAGTCAGGATACCCAACATATTCACCAGTAACCATGTTAGTGTGCCACCTAACAAGTTCATAACTGCCAGTGTAAGCTCCACACATACCACCACCAGAACCAGAAACAAATTTTGTCCACACAGGAACTTTAATCATTTCAGTATGCCAACCTGTTTTCTTGAGCAAAGCTTTAATGGAACTAGCAAACACACCTCTACCAACAAAAGCTCCACCATATCTTGTGTGAACCCATTTAACCCAAATTTCTTCCCCATTCTTATCGAAAACACCTTCAAAATCCATTAACCCATCTGTGTTGAGAATTTCTAATTTCATATCACAGTTGTGCAGAGACTGTTGATCTGAACGAATAGACACAAAACAATCATCCTCATCAGTTTCCCAATTGGAAATTCTCTTATTTCTTTCTTCCATGTTCTTGATGATTCTTTCACGTTCATCCTTGATGGATTTAACCAGATCTTCACCATACAATTTCATAATGTCCTCCTTTCATTGGGGAACTATCCCCCACATCCACACTTATATTATAACATATTTTTATGTTAAGTAAATATAATAGATAAAATAAAGTAATATTTTTATAAAAAAAATAGGTACGGAAATTAATCCGTACCTATTTAATAATTTTAATTTTTTATATTTTACTAAGCAGCAATTGCACCCTTGATTAAGAGTTCATCATTAAGAATCTTAGCATCATATAAAGTTGACCAACCCTGACTCATGCCACCATCAGCAAATCCAAGAAGTTGTGTTGGAACTACAGGCATGTAAGGTGCATAAACACCAGCAGCAGCCTGCATAGCACCTTGGTTAACACCAAGGAAGAATTCACCTGGGTCAATATTAGGTGTTACGAATACCTTGATTCCATTGAGTGTACCAGCAAGGTATGGTCCATTAACCTCACCAACTGAAGCAGCTTGGAAACCAGGAACAAACTGGATTACAGGCATAACATCTGGAGCGCAAACCATGAAGTTTGGAGTAAATTTCTTTGTCTTTTGATAAACTTCCATTTTGTACTCTTCTAACTTAGCAGCAAATGCAGCATAATGGTCAGCAAGAGATACACCTACTGGCTGTGTTTTTGAGAATGGAACTACTGTTGTAGCTGGAGCAGCTTCATGAAGCATATTAACAATCTCTGTATCAATCTCATAAGCTAACTGACCAACTGCTTGTTCAGCAAGACCATCTGCAAGGTCAAAACCATAATCAGTCTTAGCCTGGAATGCAGCCATTTGGCTATAGAATACAGCAATTCTACGAGCATGAGCTTCTAGGCCAATGTTCTGTAATTCTGCTTTTAATGTTGGAAGTGTTTCTTGAGGAATAACAATGTTGTCATATGTGTAAGCAATCTTTTTAACAGTGCCAGTAACTGTAGCTGTAACAGTACCATCTGCAGCAACAGTAACATCACCAGTAACTGTTAATGCATTTCCATCTGCATCTAAGAAACGAACATTGTCTGCACCCTGTGGGAAAGCAATCTTAGTTGTTCCAGATGTGAAAGAATCAACTGATTCAACAACAGCATTACCAGTGTAATTAGCATCAACATCACCTAACGCCCATACACTGTTTGTCATTTCACCCTGAGTGCTTTCACCCTTAGTTGTTCCCTTAACATATTTAATGTATGCAACATTACCATACATTGAGCTCATTGGAGAAACAGCAACGAGGTCAAATGCAATTAACTGAGGAACACCAACATTTGTAAGAGCAAGGCAGAATTTCTTATAATCTCCCATTGCAGCACGTTGTGTGCCCATTGAAGAATCAAATGCTTCATTTAAGAATGTGTTTACATTATCTAAGCATTTAGCAACAGTGATTTTACGGATTTGGTCCATTCTTTCACCATTGTGTGTAGCAGAATAAACTGATTCTGCAAGTTTAATTTTCTTTGAATATTTTTCAAGTAAGCGATTAGCCATAATTTAACTTTCCTTTATTATACTATTTTATAAACCTTTCTGCTAATTTTAAATCTGCATCTGAGATTTCATCATCAATATTTCTTACTAAAGTGTTATTATTTATATTTTTAACAGTAAGATTTATATTTTCATTTAATTTAGTAGTATTAAACGGTAATGAATTTATATTTACTTTGTATTCTCTTAAACTTTCGCAAACATTATCTATATCGGTGAATGAATAGCTTTCTGGTAATCTATTCTTTATTTCATTAGAACTAACACCTAATATAGTAGCTTGTTTATTAATATACTTATCAACAGCACTTCTGGCTATTTTTTTATATTTTTCTATTAATTTATTATTATTATCAAGTTTAACAGAATATTTTTCTTTTATTTGTCTATTATCCTTATGAGCAGTTTCTAACTTCTCATTTAGATCATTGACATTATTTGTGAGTTTGGAATTTTCCTTTGAAACTTTTTTGAGTTTCTCATTCAATTCTTTTATCTCATTATCTTTTCTTTCAATTGATTCTTGTAATGATTTTCTTTCTTTAGCATCTCTTTGCATAGTTTCATGAAGCATTGATTTTTTATCATTTGTTTCATTCTTACTATTTTTCAAATCAATTTCAAGTTTAGATAATTTTTCAGTTAAAGCTTTGTTCTCTTTAGATTTATTAGATAATTTTGCAATTTTAATTTTATAATTATCAATTGCTTCTTCTAATTCCATCTCCTTAGCATAGCAGGCTGATAATTTTTCTTGAAGATTAATTATCTTTTCATCTAATTTTTTATTAAGCTTTAATGCTTCTTGAAGCTCATTTGCTATAGCCATGTCATTGTCATCTGCTTGAACTTCATCTATATTATCCTCTTCATTTTGAGTGTTTTGTTA